ATGAAATTAGGATTTTTGGACCTTATTGACACAAAGGGAATGTCTGAGGATGACAAAAAAGTATGGGAGAAGATGGACAGCGCCTTGGCTGATTCTATCGATAAGGAGATAGGAGAGAAGATCAAGTCTTACCTTAACGATGAACTGAAAATTGAGGATCTGCGTACATCTATTACTGAAGCGGTAAAATCGATCAGCGATTTCAAGAAAGAGAATAGTGAAAGTGCGGTTGATAAGAAAACGTTTGATGAAACTATCAACAGTATCGAGGAAAGCCTTATCCGGATCAAGGCCGCTACGGAAAAGACCGGGAACGGTGAAATTGCTCTTAAGAGCATCGATAAACAGATTGAGGAACAACTGAAGGACTTTATCACGGTTGAGAAAGGTGCCAAGGTAGTTGACTTGAAAGGGGCGTGTAAAGCATCTGCCGGCTATAAGAAGAGTATTAATCTGGTGTTGGACAGCAAATCTGTTTCTACAGTAACCAGTACAGGCATTGCACCGCATTATAACAATACGGTAGATACTACTCTTTCTGTAGATCCGAAAGCTGAAACAGTTATTCGAAGATACGCAAACGTGGCAAGCATCAGTACGCGTTCGTTGACTTATGCTGAGTTCAAGCCGGGAGAAGGTGATGCCAAATGGGTACCTGAAGGTGGCCTGAAACCTAATATGAATGCAACGCTTTCAGAAAAGAGCATTACTGCCGGTAAGGTTGCGTTGACTGTAAAGCTGACAGAGGAAACATTGACTGATTTACCTCAGTTGGTAGCAGAAATCAGAGCGGAAATCATTAACCGTATCGGTATTGCAGAAGAGGAAGGTATTATTTCTGGTACCGGAGCGGACGGACAGATTACAGGTGTATTTAAGAATCTTCCTTCATTCTCGCTTACCGGATTCAAAGTCGCAAAATCCCCTAATATGTATGATGCCATTGTAGCGGCATATACACAGATTCTTTCTACAAGCAAGATGAATTATCGTCCTAATCTTGTTTTGATGAATCCAATCGATTATGCTATGATGCAGCTTGAGAAGGATGCAAACGGACAATACCTGCGGCCGTTCCGTGCTGGTGATGAACTGATCAGAGGACTTGCGGTGGAAACGTCTACTGCTATCGAGCAGGGTAAGTTCCGTATCGGTGACTTCAATTACCTGAATATTCGCGACCTGGTTCAGTTAACTATTACTTTCGGTTGGGAGAACGACGACTTCACGAAGAACCTTGTGACCATGATCGGTGAAAAACGATTGATGGCCTATGTAAAGGCGCAGTATAAGACTGCATTTGTGAGTGATTCATTTGCTACAGTAATGGAGGCTATTTCTCCTTCAGTTGGTGGTTAAACATAAAGTTGGATAAATATGGGAAAAGAGTATAACATGGACCTGCATAAGCAGTACGAGGTTGAGTTCATTAAAGACGTTAACTTCTTTAAGAAAGGGGATAAAACGAGTGTGAATATGCCCCTTGCAAGTAAGTTTTTCAAGGACGGAAAGATCCGGGTGCCGAATAACCTGATGCAGGATGCAAAAGAGCTCGGCTGTGAAGAACTGTTCGTTAAACCGGGTGATAATAAATTAAAAGAGTAGCATATGATAATTGACGGTACATACTTTAAGGGGACAACATCTATAGATGGACTGAACGTGGATACGGGGGCTCCTTCAATTACCCGTACTGCAATGAAGGACTATCTTGACAGTTTCATTGATACGTATGAAAAAGAGTATCTGAAATTGGTGTTGGGAAGGGATATGTGCCGTCAATTCATAAACTACCTGAAGGCAGACGGGGAAGATAAGATTGATAAATGGGAAAGGCTAAAAGAGTTTCTAACCAAGGATGGTAAAAGCCCTATCGCAAATTATGTGTTCTTTTTCTTTGTGAGAAGGAACAATGTGCATGTAAGCGATGTGGGCACAACCAGTTCTGATGATGAAGACCATGCCGATCCCAATGTGGTACTTATTCCGGCATGGAATGAAATGGTTGAGATGAATAATGATTTGCTTGATTTCTTATGCAAGGATGACAGCTATGACGGTTTTTCATTTGACCGCTCAATGCTGGAAGAGATTAATTCGTTTGGCTTATGATAGTAATAACGGATGTATTCAGGGAAATAGTAGAGCGTGTCTCAAAGGAGTATGGCAAACATATCTCGTATATGTTTGGAGACTGGAGCTACATTTCTGACCAGTTGTTAGTTTGGAGCAAATCAAATGATACTGCGAAGCTAAAATATCCCGCCATATTCCTTTATTCTCCGATCGAAGAGGACAGGACCGGCGAGAAAGGGAAAATGTCATTGGATATACTCCTTGTCGTAAATACATTGCCTTCATATACCAACGAAGAACGTTCGCGTATATCATTCGCAGAATGTCTCAGACCTATTTACGAGATATTGATCAAGGAGATCGGTAAAGAGCCGGCGTTTGATATGGCTTATGTAAAAAGTATCCCGCACATATATGTTGAGAATTACCGGTACGGCAAAGCAGGAGTGACGGGTCCGGACGGAAAGCCATTCAAAGATTATATCGACGGGATAAATATTAAGAATTTGCAGATCACATTAAAAAAAGAGAAGTGTTATGGCGATAGAATTTAGAGAATGTAAGGGGCAGGAAGACTTTAATACCGGAAGATCGAAGTGTATTCTTGATCCCGGAAAGATAAAAGCGGTAATCCTTATTCCACGTGGTTTTAAAATCCCTAACGGACTGACCGCAGATAAGTTAGAAGAGCTGTGTCATGCAGACCGGCCCAACCGTATTTATCCGATAAAGACGGTTGAGGAGTTTGCGCCTACCGGTGGTGAAGCCAATGTAAATGCAACCGGCTATGGTGGCAATAAAATCACCGGCTATTCGGCGTATACAGCGGCGCTTACTTTGGATAATTATGATGCCAGCCTTAAAGCCAATCTTATGATGGCAAAAGGCGTGGAATTTGACGGGGTAATTGTTGATGAAGACAATGTATTGTTCGGAACGAATCGTGATACTACGGGATTGAGTGGTATTCCGCTTTCGGGAGTATATCCGAGCGGCCAGGATTGGGACTCTTCCGGCCAGGAAGCTAATCTGATCGTAAACCTGATGTTTAAGGATTACGAGAAATACATCAAGACGGCAGACATCATGGCCCTGAAGTTTGATGTAGTGGAAGCACTGAAAGGGCTTGTGTTTGTTGACCTGGTGAAAGTGGGAGAGAATAAGTATAAGTTGATTGAGCACTTCGGAGGCCTTAATGTTACGGGGTATTATGCGGACGCTCTTTCCAAGAGTGCCGGAAAATCTTTCGACGGAGGCGTATCAGCAGTATCCTATGCTAATGGTGAGTTGACCGTTACTGCTACAGGCACTCCTTCTTTGAAGAAACCATCGGAGCTCCAGAAGGAAGGCATTATCGGTATTGAGCAGAAAGAGGCGTATGATGCAAGCGTTTAACTTATAAATAGGATATAACATGGTTGTAGAAGGTGTGAACTTCATAGAAAATGAAGTCGTGAAATGGAAACGAAAGGACTTTATCGATACTCACAAAAAGTTATTTTTCCTAGATAGGGAAGAATTTGAAAGGGAAAAGATACTGGGTGATATTTACGACCGGATTAAGGGTTTGATTCCGGATAAAGGTAAACTGATTGATTGACAGTGTGAAGGGGATGGATTTTTATTAGTTCATCCCCTTTTAAATTACATGGGATATGGCAACATTAAGCGATGCGGCTGATAATTTTAAACTGTTTGTTGGAGGACTTGAGAAAGTTGTAAAACACACAATTCAGAGTAATGCTGATTTGGTGCAGGACTTTATCCGGCAACAATTGTATTCAGGGGTGAATGGTCGTGGAAAGCCTTTAAGGCCGACATATCTCAATGACCCTTTTTTTAATTCGAAAGATGCCGGCAGATGGTTTCATAATGCTGAAGGATATATGAAGTGGAAGATGGAAAAGACACCTCCGGCTCCTTCTTATCTGTTCTTGCCACCGCGTGACATGAAAACTCCAAACCTCAAAATTCGGGGTGACTACTACTCGTCTATTACTGCTATCCCCATTAATGACGGATTGAGGATAGAATCTGTCGGGGTCTCTTTCGGGGATGATATTGAAAAGAAATACGGCAGTATAATACTGGCCGTAGGGCCCGAAGCATTGGGGCATTTTATGGTTCATTTTATGAATCCCGCATTACGGGAATATTATGCAAAATTCGGTATACTGTGAGCTGTTGGTGTGATAATAAAAAAAGGATGCAGGATATAGAGAGAGTCCGAAGCCTTGCACGCATAGCTGCCAAGATGGATCACTCTGTGTATGTGCTGTACGAAAGGAAAGACGGAACCTTTGATTTTCTACCGGAAGGTATTGAATTCTATGGAACGTTTGTTGAATTGGTGTTTTATTAGAATAAGAAGTAATAACCATCGTGTGAAGGGGCACGATACAAAATTTTAAATTATGGCGAATGAATTTAAAATAACGGATATTGTTGATAAAAAAGCTTTTGATGAATTAACTAGCCTGATTGCTAAATTTAATGAAACCAAAGAGGCTTATGTGAATCTTACCAAAGATTTGGCAGGAGGTCTCAGAGTAAAACCGGGGGATCTTAAGGAATTAGCGGATAAAACAGAGAAGTATACTAATATAATGAACCAATTAGTTACTACTCAGAATAAACTGTCTGATATACAAGGTAGATACAAGGGTATTTTAAATGATCTAAATAAGAATATGAAAGAATTCTTATCATTGTCATCCTTATCAGGAAAGTTTGATTCTCTCACAAGTGCAATAAATAAGGCTTCTGATGCTTTAAAAATCGCATCTGAAGCTCAAAAGGATAATGCTCAAACTACTCAAAGGCAGGCTCAAGCCATGCAATTCGCAAGTTCATCTATTTCATTGACAAGTAGTGCTTATGCGGAGATTCTAAATACCGTAACTTCTTATGATAATAAAGCAAAAGAACTAAATGAAAGGCTGTCTGCTAATAAAATCAGGCTTGATGAAATAAGGAGAGAGCTATCTGAACTATCAAAAGAACTATCTAAGGGTATAATAAGCCAACAAGAATATTTGAATAAAGTATCAGATCTTACAATTAAAGAACGAGATCTTGTACAGCAGAATAAACAGTATACATCTCTTCTGAATGCACATTCAAAAGCCGTGGTTTCTACAGCCGGGAGCTATAATGAAATGAGCGCAGCAGTAGTACAATTAGAAAATAGATTTAGAAATTTGTCTGAAGCTCAAAGACAAGGAGATCAAGGAGTCGGTTTAATAAAGCAGATCAAACAACTGAAAGATGAATTAAAGACTATTGATGCTCAAATGGGTAATTATCAAAGGAATGTAGGTAATTATACATCACATTGGAATGGATTAAACGTATCTGTTCAGCAAATGGCCAGAGAGTTGCCTTCATTAGCAGTAGGATGGAATACTTTCTTTCTTGCTATCTCTAATAACTTGCCCATAATGGCTGATGAAATAAAACGTGCAAGAGATGAGTTTAAGGCTTTGCAAGAATCCGAACAACAGGGAGTTCCTGTATGGAAACAGCTAACTAAATCTATCCTTAATTGGCAAACAGCATTAGTTGTAGGCATTACATTGTTATCTGTGTATGGAAAGGATATAATGGATTGGGTGGCAAGTTTGTTTAAAGCAAAAGATGCGACTAAAGAATTGTTGTCTGCTGAACAAGAAATGGCATTAGGCATTAAAAAAGGGATGAAAGATGTAGCCAATTCTACCGTGAAATTAGATGTTTTATATAAGGCCACACAGGATCACACCAGATCCTTAAAAGATCGAAATGCGGCGGTTGATGAATTGCAAAAGATGTATCCTGCTTACTTTGCAAATTTATCAAACGATGAAATTTTGGCTGGTAAAGCAAAGGAGGCCTATGTACAGTTGAGAGAAGAACTTGTAGCCAATGCTATAGCAAGAGCTCAACTGGATAGGATGACAGATATTGCTGATAAGCGTGAAGAATCTCTGTTAAAAAGAAGGGTGCAGTATAACACGTATCTACAGGCAGAACAAAAGATAATTGAAGCATCTGCTGCTTTGGAGGATGCAAGGCAGAAAAAAGCTAAAGAAGGGGATGAAGTTTGGGGATATCTTGTTGCTAAGAGGGAAGAAGAACTGAAAAAAGCAGAAGATCAAGCTAAAAAGGAGAAGGCCGCTTGGGAGGATCTTATAAAAGAAACCAAAGATTATGATAAAGTCTTGGAAGGGATGTCTAAAAATATTAATGTAGGTGCTTTGGCTAATGATTCCAATGGTAGTAATAAAAAGGAGGCTGAGGAATATGCTAATTACATGAAGAACATAGAGAGTGAATTGACTAAAACCAGAATAGCTCTAATCGAGGATCGTAGAAAAGCAGAGATTGCCAGTGTAGAAAATACTTATAAAGAGAATATCAATAAAATAAAAGGATATTCAGCCAAAGAAAATCAGTTAAGATCCCAATATGAAGAAGAGAAAAATAAAAATATCAGAGATATTAATGAAAAATATGACTTGGAAAGGGAGGAGTATGAATCAGATTTAGAAAAGCGAAGCATTGAATTAAAACTGGATACTATTAAAAGCAATTCGGAAAAAGAGCTTGAATATAAACTCGATTTATTACTAAGGATGAATGAAATCTTACGTGAAGAGGAAATCCGTGAAGCGGAAAGGAGAGGTGAAGATGTAGAATTGATTAATAAAAAATATGATGCAAGATTTTCATCTATAATTCAAGATAATATATCAGAGCGTTTAGGGTTGATAAAAAAAGGTACCGACAGGGAACTTGATATATTGGATACAAATTCCTTGAAGGAGATTAATGCTTTAAATAAACAATATAAACAAGGGGAAATAAACGAAAAACAGTATAGGGATGGGATATATAAGATTACCAAAGAGTCTGGGGAAGCAAAGTTAAAGCTTTTATTGAAAGAAGCGGAGGCAGAACTGGCCTTATCTTCTGATCTCCCTCAAGAGAAGGTTGATGAGATTCAACGGAGAATAGATAAGATTAAGGCTCAGATTGGGGCCTTTGGTGATGACATGGATAATGATGAAAATAATCCGGGGAAAAGATGGGCGGATGATTTTAATAATGCTTTGGGAAATTTATCTTCATCTGCCAATAAATATTTGGGGGATTCTGCCAATATATTTAATGCTCTGGGCGATATCATAGGAGAAATTACCTCAAAAATGGATGATGCAGGAGACAGTGTACTTAATTTTTGGGGCAAACTCGATGACAAGGGCAAGTTATCCTTTGTGTTGTCTTCATTTGCAAAGATACAAGATGGAATTACTTCTATTATGACAGATATTTATGATGCCAGGATAAAACGTGTGGAAGAGGAACAGGAAGCTAATGAAGAAGCTGGCGAAAAAGAACTGGAGAGAATTGAAAAGTTGGAAAACTCTGGTGTCATCACTAAAGAAGAAGCTGAAGCAAGAAAAAGAGCGGCAGAACAAACTACTGCGAATAAGAATAAAGAACTGGAGAAAAAGAAAGAGGCTCTCCAGCAGAAACAGGCCAAATGGGAGAAGGCTAATGCGATCAGTCAATCTATCATAGCTACCGCACTAGCTGTTTCAAGGGCTCTCCCGAATATGGTTCTGGCTGCATTGGTTGGAGCATTGGGAGCTGCCCAGCTTGCGACTATTATTGCTCAGCCTATTCCCAAATATGCTAAGGGTACAGATAACCATCCCGGTGGGTTAGCTATTGTAGGAGATGGAGGTAAACATGAAGCTGTTGTAACTGACAGGGGAGCTTATATAACTCCTAATGTTCCTACTTTGATTGATTTGCCGCGTCGGGCAAAGGTTATTCCCGATGTAGATATAGAGAGGCGCAGTGATTTTCTGCCTCCTTTTGACAGGTTAGCTTTGTATCGCAGCATGAACTTGCGTTCAGACATAGGTGCTTTGATGAAGGATGCCGAGAGGATGGGTGAGCCTATTACTGTGAATGTGAATAATGATTATAGAAAGTTGGAGCGTGAGATGCAGTCGTTAAACCGTTCGTTTGAAAAGATGGCTAAATACCAGAAGAAGGCTGCAAAAGAAGCCGAGCTAAGAAATATATCAAATCGTATTTAATATGATATACACAGATCTTGATAGAATATCCCTCAGAAGATTCATAGATGTATTTTGTGGAAATTCGGACGCCGTGTGTGAAGGAGATTATAGTGAAGATGAAAAGCAGAAAGCGGCGTCCGGATTGGTTAATGAATATATGTCTATAGTTGGGAAGAAGGGAATATTGGCTGAAGTTTCTAAGAAGAATGAAATTATCAGCCTTGTGATAAAGATACAGTTGATGAACTGCTGCCGTTATCTTACTGAAGAGAAGGAGTGGTCTACGGTTTGTTTGATTCTTAATGATATGGGATATAGTCTTGATCCTAATGATCACAATAAGATATGCAGTAGGATTGAAGCTATTTTATCTAACAGTAGATTTCGGGTGGATAAGATCATGTCAGAACAATCCGACCTCCCTAAGTCGGCTATTATGGATAGGGATTACTTTGTGAGAGAAAGAGTGGCCGTAATGCAACATTTCAATATGCATATTGATCCGGATTCATTTTCCGCAAAGGAATACGCCTATATGGTAAAGAGGATGTGTGATGATGTTGATTTGCGTCTGAAATCATTAAAAAGAAAATAATATGTATTATAAATGTGAATTGTTAGTTGATGGATACTCGTATCAGGTAACGGATAATCTGGTCAATTGGGACGACATAACCACTTCTTTTAAGAGGGGGGATTATGATGGAGTCGTAAGATCGTTCTCTACAAAGTTTGAGTTTTCTAATGCTGCATACAGTCTGTTGAAACGTGTATTCCGGGAAAAGTATCTGCAAGCATCGGCTAGTGTGGTATTTTACACAAGAAATAACAGCTGGCTTTGGAATGAAAGGTTCCGGTGTTCGTTGGACTTCTCGACATTTCAAGACAATGGAAGTACTATATCTATCAGTGCCGTAGATGACAGCCTGGCCGCATTGATAAAAGCTAAAAAGGGAACGCAGTATGAATATGTGGTTAGCGAGCTTACAGAAGGCAAATACTTATACTATGACGGTATAGAAATGAATCAGAATGTAAGTTGGTTGGT